CACTTTAACCAGAGCATTCTTCGCTGGCATCAGGAAGCCACGAACGCTGCCGCCAACAAGGTGTTTGAACACATGCGCACTGACCCTAGAGCCAAGCAAGCTGCACTTGTGATGGGAGGCAAACCTCTGCCTGATTACGCTACTGCCAGCGCTGTTATGCAGACTTCGGCAAAGAAAAACGCCAGCACAGCTTCCGCTGCAACTGGCGTCTCGCAAACACAACAGCCTGGACAGGCTATTCAATCGGTGGTGGCTCCACAGTAGAGACAAGCTTATACTTTCCTTTTTGCTTGTCATACTGGAATATCCAACTGACATCGGGGTTGCTCTTGGAGTGTACTGTCACTTCCAGAGTAGCCCCGTATTTTTGTTCTTGGGTTGGGTGATACACAGTCACAACACCTGTGAAGTCTGCGTTCCACATGGCCCACTGGCGAAAGTCCCGCTTACTCTTCATTGGAAAACTCCTCTTCTGTCACGTTCAACGATTCCACCCCACGGCCGCCAGAGCAATCAGGAGCCACAGTAACTATTCCATCTGCTACCTCTTCCAAAACCACTGTACCTTCACGCTCAACCATTTCCACATTTCGTAGACGCTGGTCACGCAGATGCGGCTGGCTTCCATGGGAGTGACGCTGCCGCATAGCAGCAGCAAGGACAGCGCAAAGATCAGGCACGTCGTACATGCCATCCAAAACAATATCCAAGCATTCAGCAATTGTAGCCAGAGCTCCCTCAAATGTCGGCTCTTTGATTGCTCGGTTAAAAATGTCGGAATTGTGCGGTTCTGCCAATTCACTGCGCAATGCAACAAGTGACTCAGGAGTGAACTTCTCCAGGATGAGATGATGGTCATTTTTGGTTGCTCCTGCCATGGTAGTTAATCCTGTTCCAGCTTGCTGGGATTCGGTACGAACCACTTCCCTCGCGGCGCACAATCCCCATCTTCCCCCCGCGCGCGCAGCAGATCATATTGCGTTACATTACCTGAACCGCAACTGGGTTTCGGATAGTCTGGGCGTATCCAGTAATGAACACAACGCTCGCACGTTTTATTCCACACGATTCCTGTAGCAGCCATCACACTCGCTCCTCTTCTGTCAGAATACCGAAATCCACAAACTCTTGTTGTTTCTTAGCAGCTTGTTTCGGGAGCCAACCGCGTCCCTTAACATGCTGCGCTTTTTCCGCAATCGCAAGACCTTGTAGGATTTCTCCCAGTTGAGTGGGCTTCTCAAGATCGTTGTGTACTTGCTGCCAGATGTCTTTCACTTCCACCGGCTTACGGGCATTCAAAAGAATCTCCATAACCTTGTGAGCTACATCGGCATTCTTTGACTTACCGAACTCGCCCAATGCAAGAGGCATCTTAGCTTCCGCAGCAGCGAGCACAGTATTAGCTTTAATAACCACTTCTTCTGTGATCGTCTTACTGCCAGAGGCAGCAGCCTGAATAAGGCAAAGCTTGAGCAGTTGCGTGAAACGACGATTGGAATAGGACTTGAATCGCACATCGTCAATCTCTTCCCATTCGCGATAGATGCAGTCCAGAATGGCACCTGCAGGTGTGTCCGTGCTTTCAACTCCCGAAGCAACTCCGTAGTGCGAGCTTCTGATGAAGGAAAGTTCCGCAGTGATGGCATCTGTTTTCTCCTGTGGAGGTACTGGCGGAAATGTGTAGCGACGATTACTGCGCTTGCCGTGCACAAGAACCATGCGAGACAGGAACCCAGTTCCAATCATTTCTGGAGGAAACGCCTTAGCGAACCCTTCAGGAGTATTACCGCCAAGAATATTGATGGTAGGCTGAAAGATAGCCACAGATTTGGAATTCTTGAGTCGCTGTGTGAATGGGCGCTTCTCGTCATCCCAGTCCCAAAAGTTTCCAAGCGTAGTGCAGAAGTCAATGTCTCCGCGCGGCGCAAACTCGTTCCACTCGTCAGCAGCTATGAAACATTCTTTCGGATCGTGGGCAGAGAAGTCGGAATCCCCCCACAAGTTTTGCTCCATGATTCGATCATAGCGCGCTCGCTTGGTTTCAGTTTGTTTGGCGGGAGCAGCGGCTGCAATTTCTTCATCAGTTGCTCCTTCCAGGTCAAGCAAGAACTTTTCAAGTCGAGTCTTGTCAGCAGCGAAACTGTCGTATCCGGCGCTAACGGCTGCGCGCTTGGCCATCTTCACCGCAGTGCTTTTGCGAGTTCCGGCATCCCCGATAAGCATGCAATAGATATTAGGGAATACACGAAAATGGCCGTGCTGGATATAAAAATTACGGCCAAGCATTGCAGCAACAGTGCTGATCGCACTCCAGCGATGAAACACGCGAGGCGGTTCCGTCTCATGAGTAAACTCCAAATATCGTTCGATGAAATCATCAGCCATGACGAAGCTCTTTCGGCGGCTTAATTGTTTTCAACTTACTCCATCGTGTAGCTTCCCCCTTGAGGGCTACCGGCACAACAAGAGTGCGAGTGATGCCAAATGTGTCGGTGACATCTACCGGAATTTCCATAAGCTTCTTCACTTGATAAGCTAGATCGATTCGTCCGATACGATATTGAAATAAGATTGAGTCGTGGATTTGTGCGCATAGCTTGAAGTCGTCTTGATTAGGGAGCCAGATGTTGTAGAATACAGCCAGCCAGGCTTTATTAAGAACCATCGCGTTCAGATTTTGCGGAGGATGTGCAACATACCTGTTAAGGTCCCGCTTGTTTTTGCTTGGATTACCAAAACAAAGGCGAGTCCATCCAGTAGGAGAAACAAGCATCCCAGTGTTAGCAACGTCAGCCTCAACTTTGTCATACCAGTCTCCTTTCACGACCGCGTATTTCTCTGCAAATCTATCCAGCAAATAGCCAGTGACTCGCTTCAATCCCCAAGACGCAGGAAGACCGAGTTTGGCTTTCGCCTTAAGAACATTCTTGATGCCCATGGTATCCACCATGACACCTTCGCCCATATTATAATTTGCCCCGTGATTAGTGCGCTTGCTTAGATCGCGAAGGTCCTTGTCGAGGGTTTCATGCGACCACTCTCCGTCTTCATCTTGAGTCGAGCGTACGATTTCGGAATACGGCACAGCGAAAAAATCTGAGGCATTGAGGCCGTGATAATCCTGATTGCCTTCGACCGCAGCAATAAGCTTGGTGTCGCCGCTGAGGTAGGCAGTATCACGGGCTTCTGCTTGTTCACCATCGGCCTCACCGAAATAGAAGCCGTCGTCCGATACGATAGAGTCTTTAATTTGAATATCCTTACGGTCACGTGGAATATTCTGGATTTGCCAACCACACCAAAAATGGGACTCTTTCGACGCGAGTCTGCCAGTATCCGTCCCATGTGGGTTGAGCGCATAATACATTCTTCCTTTCCACGCTTTACTGGGATCAGTGTAAGTACCGTACATCTTACGATCTTCGCGGTACTTCTTCACCCGCCCCAGAATGAGTTCATTAAGAGGATGGCGAGCGGACGCCTTATCCATCTGAATCTTACCTGTTCCCTTGAGATCGCCGCAGCCAAGAATCTCGAATAGCTTCTTGACTTGCGGAGGGGAGCCAGGATTAAAGAACTGGTTATTCACCATGGTGCGCAGGCCGACAAGTTCCTTGGTGAAGGAAGCTTCCATCAATTTCTGCTGTTCAGTCATGGTTTGCAAATCAAGTTTCAGGCCGCGAGCCTCTGCCAGAATGCATGGAAACACCAAAGGGAATTCCATGAGATAATTTCTCATGGCCCATTCGGGCATTTCATACAAGAGCGCAACAACGCTCATTGCTGTGGAAAAACAATCCTTTGCATTGTACCGATAATACTGGTACTCATCCCCTCCATACTTCTCGTCCTTGTGGTAAATCCACGAGCGCAGCATGTAAGTTGGAATGAAGCCTAAATCCTTCGGCAGTTCGCTGTACCAGGAGTGGAACATGTTAATGGTATCAAAAGTGTACGCAGTCACCGGAGAACGATAGCGCAGCAAATAGGCAATATCATACTTGCCGTTCTGCGCAGCTTTCGGAACCGGGAGCGTTTGCAACTTACGCGCCACTGTGATGTTAAACATATCTGTGTACGGAATTACAACTGTGCGAGCGCGCACTATACCGGCTTGAGAAAGCCAAACTGCTGTGAAGCCGCAGCAAGTAATAACTTTCTCAAGCAAACCATCCGTACCACCTTCATCAACTTGCTCTTTGGTCTCAATGTCGAAACTCATAAATGTGCAAGTAGCGAAGTCCGACAGAATTTCTTCTGTCTTCGCCGGATGAAATACTTCCCACTGGGATTCGAAGTCGGGGATTGTGATCCAGCCTTCCGGCTTCAAGAACTTGTTGAAGTACCGGGTGAACACATGCTTACCGTAGGGCACGGTGACAAGCTGTTCGAGAGGATCAAGAATGAGGAATTCGCAGTCGAACTTGCTGAACAGCGAGCCAGCGTAATCGCTAGTGCTTGGAAACTTACCTTCCAGATTGCCGTCAACCAGCAACTTCAACAAACGCTCAGAGGTAGTTGCTACATACTTGGCCCCCTTGTCGCGAGCCTTGAATGCAACTTCCGCAACAGTGGTAGGTTGGCCGTCCCACATGGACACACGCGCGCGACCCTGAAGCATTGGCTTCAACAATCGAGCATAACCAGCTTCGTCCTGTCCAATGTGAACTAAAATGCCAGACTGCGACACTGCACTTCCCCCTACTGTACCTGCTTAATCAGAGAGCTAGGCTATCGGCGAACCAACAACCTAGCTCCCTTGTCAAGCAGACAACTTACAGGATCGAAACCTGCTTGATGTCAGCGAACATCTTTTCAGGATCCTTCTTGCTGGGCTTCCGCTTGGAAACGATCATGCACGCGGTCCCGTTGATCTGTTCCAGGATTTCACCCACACGCTTGGCACCGAAGTGCTCACTGAACGGCTTCAGGAACTTCTTCAGATTGCCGCCTCCGAATTCGTTGTCGAAGTTGTAGAACATCGACATCGAATCGCCTTCCTTCGGCATTTCCGATTCCGAAACTTCTTCTGTGACTTCCAGCTTTTCCACCAGCTTGAAAGTGATTTCCAGGCCAGCGTTGTCGGCCACTTCCTTTTCTTCCCACTTGTCGATCACGACAGCGTAGCTGCCCGTCGGCCAGACGGAGAAAGAAGGCAGATCCGGAATATCTTCCAGATCGGTGTCCATGGTAACGGAGGTGAATTCCTTCTTAACTTCGGTCATGATACTTTCCTTTTGTGTCTTCGCTTGTCAGTCGCACTATTGCAGTCTGATCTAGCTTGGCTTCGATACGTCCGGATTACGAATTGAGCTTCACCGGACTGTCAGGCATTTTCACCGTTAGCTCTATGTAACCTGTCAAAACTTGTTACTTAGAAAGAGGGCTCGTCCGGTTTGGCGCAGTTCTTGAAGGCGTCCAAAGTTTCCTTCAGCGCCTTCAAGTGATTGTTTTGCACGGTGAGTTCGTAACGGAGATCGGCGATTGCTTGTTCTCGCAGCTTCAATTCCTGTTCAAGTGTGCGCACCATGTTGTCCTGCTGCAACCGCAGCTGTTTTTCCCGGCTGTACCTTCCTTCCGCGTCACTGATCCTGTCGAGAACAGCACAGAACATTTCGTTTGCTTCCATGTCAGACATCTTATATACTCCTGCTACTGCGCGCCAGCTTCCTGAGCTGCGACGATCCGTTGGCGGTGCTGTGACAACCGGGCGAGAATATCAGAAAGAATTTCCGGTGTCAAGCACTGTTTTTCCAACATAGTTTCAAGCTCGCGCAAGATCGTGAGCTCGCTGTGCAGCGCATTAAGAATGGACTGGAAATTCATAAGAACGCTGCGCCCTTGTTTGCCAAGTTCGGTGGCCAGGTTGGTCAGAGTCTGGTTCTGAATACTCTGCCAGTGACCTTGCACAGCTTTGTAGAAATCTTCCGGGTTGTCGAACTGGCGACGTTCTTGTTGATTTCGCAAATCTTCCATTACTTCTTTCCTTCCTTCCGTCAAAAGACGTTCAGCCGCGAGAAGCATTTTCTGAACATCGTAGGTATAGAATGTCACGCCACGATAGGCGCTCCAAGCATCCGCGATCTTTTCCAGATCACTTTCCTTACGCTGCGAGACATGCGCTGCCATGTCACTTACCCCTTTTTCATGGCAGCGATCTTTTCGCGCGCCAATTCAGCGGCAGACTTACCAGAGCCAGTAGCTTGTTTCATAGCCGCCTGCAACACAGCTTTCTCACTGCCAGTTCCACGCGGCGCACCCTGAGAAGGTACAGTACCGTCGAAGAACGGAATAAGTGTCGGGTTGTCTTTGTCCGCTTCGATGGCAATGTCACGGCGAGAACCAAGCACCAGATTATTTTGGTAAGTGGTACTGGATCCATAGCGGTGGGACTTGTTCATCATGTGGCAGTAGATCATGTGGTCAAAATACTTGCCAACATTTCGGCTGAACGCAGCAGTACCCACTTGCGGAACCAGCTTCTTAGTGCCGTCTTCCATTTCGGTTTCCACCGTATGAGCGATGCACAGAACATGATAACGCGCTTGCTGAATATTCGTGAGCAACTTGTCCATCAGCGTACCTTGTACACGGAAATCATCCCATTCCGGCTTGTACAAATCGCCGTGTTTTTCGAACATCTTCTTGCACACGAAGTTCATGGCGCTGGTAGCGATCTGTGAGATATGATCCACAACCACGATTGTCTTTCCGTCGTGATCGTTAAAGCAATACTCACTGAAATCTTCCGGCACATTCTTCTTGCACCAACTGCAATCTTTCTGGCCATGCATGTGACAAACAGAAATCTTCGCGCCGCTGAACAGCTTCAAGCAGGTGTCAATGCCGATGGTGAACTCCTTGGTGTCCGGCAGAACAACGATATCAATATTCTCCTGCGCTTCCGGCGAGAGTTTATACAGAACATCGTGGCCATTGTCAATGGAGAGCCACACCAACTTGTACCCAGCTTCCGCCAGTTGCGAGGCCAGCGTGGACTTGCCAGTTTTCGGATCGCCATACACGATCACGTGACTACTGGTTCGTTGAGGGAGGGTTGTTAGTTTCATGATACACTACTCCAAAGCTTCTAACTGAGCCTGGATGATGTCAGCCAGACTGAAATGGAAATCATACTTGTCTTCCGGCTCGACCTTCACTATCGGATTGCGAATCAGGTTCGCTGTTTGCATTTCACATACACCGAAGAAATCGCAAGGCCGATTAAAATCCATGCAGGACTCCCCGTGAATAGGGAAGTAGTTGTCTTCGTGATACTCCTGCACGTGGCGAAGATCGCAAAGCAGCTGCTTGATCCAGAGTGCGCGAGAGGTATGAGTCTTATTGAAGTCAAAGACTTCCCACTCAAACTCCTTCGTCTTATACACCGGATAGTATACTTGATAACTTGCGCCAGCATCAATTCCCAACGCGGCAGCAATGCGATCAAGCACTAGAGAATATCCGAGCGCTTGTCCGGAATTCTTATAAGTTGCTTCGTGCAAGCTCCAGGAGCTAGTCGTTTTAAACTCGACCACAATGATCTTGCCGCTACGCTTATGACGTAACACGCAATCAATAAAACCGCGATAGGTATACCCAGCGCCACAATCAACGCTGAAGCCAAGCTCACAAGCATGTCGCTCACCTCGTGCAGGGGAGTTAAACCAGACAACTTCATACTCAGCGAAGTGAGAATGCAGCAGAACAGTGAAACGATCCAGCGCATGAAGTGCGTGCCAGAAAGTCTTGTTAGCTTTCGTGCGCCCTTCTTCCGCGCCGTCCTCAATGCCAGACTTCCAGCCGGTATAAACAATCCAGCGAGCCTTGTTGATATCACGATGCGTAAGGTAATGCTGAACAGCTTCACCAACAACCTTGCCGAAATCCAAATGCACTTCGCCCCACGCATCATTGCGAGCAGACAACCGCTCAAGCTCATACTTGCGGGGGCAACGATGCAGAGTAACAAGCGACGAGTGCGAAAGTTGCTGGAGATTGGGGTGGATAAGGATAGAATCTTGGTTGAGTGGGGCACTCATTTACTCGCCTCCTCGTACTGTTTGTTAAGCGCGCGGAAGGCGCTCTCCATAACCTGCTTGCGTGACGGAATGAAACTCACTCTTTGAAGGTCTCGTGTGTAATACGGTTTGCTAAGTGCACTCATAGAAGTACACAACGAACGAGCAAGCTCCAAATATAGAAACACATCGTTGTCACTGTGCCAATCTAACTCAAGCAGCGCGAGCAAACCGTATTCCCCGATTGGAACACTTCCTCTGTGAGAATACTTTCCGTAAAACAGTTCGTGATTCAATTTCTCACAGTACCAACGAAACAGGCGGAAAGACTCGTCACGAGATAGCGTCATTGCAGCGGCCTTCTGCTTTCCAAATATTTCTCATATGAGGTATTCGCCAGATCAGTTACGATATCTCGTACCAACTCAGCAACCCACTCACTCTTTTCGGACTCTGTGAAATCCTCAGGGAAGTCAACAGTTGTTGCCGACGGCACGCCAAGAGTGAAGACCTGCACAACAACTCGCTTGTAATCCTGCACCTTGTACTCTGGCGCGCAGATCATAAGCTCGTACTCCCGGCAAGAATGCTCAAACACAACTGTAGTACCTTGCGGTACATTCAGAAAGCGAGACATTACAAGTCCTCCGTATCCAGATCTTTCAACTTCTTACCGTTGGGGGCTTTACTGCCCTTGGCAGCGGACTGCGCAATCACAACAGACTTCCGCTTGCTAAGCCCGGCGCAGATGATACCAATCTGTTCTTCCGTCAGCAGATGCACAACAGCTTCGTCACGCGTAAGCGCAACATGGATTGTATGCAACAGCATTTCATAATTCGGAGTGCCGGCTTGCAAGGCAGTTTGCAATTCCCCAATACGGGATATTACTTGTTGTCCAAAATCCAACGGAGCCGGTAGACTAGCCTTCCTTTCCTGCACCAATGCAGGCGCGCTTGCCGGAACGCTTTGCGTAACAGACTTCTGTTCTGCACTTTGCTTTTCGTTGGGGACCACTCGTACAGCATTTTGCATCTCCGCTTCCTTAATAGTACCGCCACGCGCAGCAACCGCTGCCGCAGCACGAGCTTTGATTTCAGCCAGCTTGGCAGGATCAAGCGCCATTTGGAACCTCCGCGATACCGAGAGTCATGTCGCAATCCCAAAAGAAGTTCTTGAGACTGTCCACATTCCCGCCAACTTCATCCAACGCAACCAAAAAAGCTTCACTTGTCTTGTTGTCCGCTGCGCACATGGAATGCTTCTTCACAGCTTCCAACTCGTTCGCAGCCCGGATAAGTTCCATAACTGCGTCGTTATCGAAAGCATTCGACAAACAAACCGCGTACAGTTTGAGTTCTGTCATTTTATTGCACCTCCGCTTTTTGCGGCTTAGACAAGCCAATATACACATCGCCGTCATCCAACTGTCCGTCAAGATAATGGTGCCCATTGCGGCAATGAAAAAACAATCCGGAGCAGTCTTCATGGATTTCAACCTCACCTGCTTTCACACAAGTGAAACCGTCATCGGCAATCAGTATATCGCCTTTTTTCACTTTGCCTTTTTTCGCGTACATCACAACACCTCTTCGCTCAGGGTTATCACTTTATCTTCTAAACCAATAGATTGCTTAAGAACAACGATCAAATGTTTCTGTTCCGGCAAGTATTCAAAGCGCAAAATGAAACGATCTTGCAAATGCTTGTTCGCAAGTTTAAACGCTGTGTCTGAGTCTTTTTCTCTGATCACAGCTTTCTTAACGCGCTTGACCATGAATGGCTCCACCACAAGAACCACACGATCTTTCTGCTTGAGTCGTTCCCAGATTGGTTGATACATGCGCATGGTAAACTTCCCAGTCTCTAATCTTCCACCGTGAAGCTGTATGTTCGCACAGGCTTGGCGCGCTCGCCAAAATACATCCTAGCGAAACCGCTTTCAGCATCATAAGTGAACACAAACGCTTGCCGTTCGTCCTCGCTAATCATGCCGAGTTTCATCATGGCAGTATCTTGCACCTTCTTGTACTTATGCATCCGCACACGAAAAGTCTCGGCGGCAGTAGCATCCGCAAAATCCATATTCAACTTCTTACCGGCAAGCAAGAGATTGTAGATTTGACGAAGGCTACCACCGCTAGACATCAGTCACTTTCCTTTTCAGAACTTCCCAGGATAGTCATTATCCAAGAACCACTGCGTACGATTGCGCCAGCCCTTGGCGAACTGGTGAAACTTGGCGGGCTTGGCTACAATTAAGTCATCATAGTGATCGAGCCACATGGCGACGAAGGTATCCAAGCGGGGGAAACCGTAATGTTTACTAGCACTTCCTAGCAACCGAAGAGCGGTAGTGGTGCCGCAATTGATAGCGCAACTCAACAGCGGTACCCGAACAGTCAAGGGCACTTCAGGCAAGTCCAGCGGCTCAACATACTGCTTCACGTAAATATCGTGGATTTCCACCATGATCTGATTACGATCAGCTTCCGAGCTATCCCACAGCTCCACGAAATCTTCCGGC